CGACGTTGTTACTGGGTCGGACAAACCAGCAGACGCCGCCTTTCCAACCGTCTTGTTCCGCAAGCGATAATAAACATTGACAACCGCAGAATCCGTTGCACGAGCAAAAACCGTGATGGCTTCCGCACCTACAATGTTGATCCACGATTTCAAGGTATCATTCGCGGTTGAAGCGGTGAATGGGGTCTTGTAGTACACCTGTACTGGCTTGTTGAACTCTGGAGCGTATCCATCCAGTCCAGCGTTCCCACCAGAACGGGCATTTGCCACAAGAAAGAGCTTGAAGGTAAAGGCCTTCGTGATATTGGTTAGCTTCGTGTTCGTCAGACCAAATCGAATCTGGTCATACCCGACGAATGTCGTGTCGGGGATGATGTCGATAAGGGCTTCTTGGTCGTCGGGATTTGTCGCAATCGCAAAATTGCCCAATGTTGCAGAGGCTTTGATCGCACCAGTCGTACTGTTCCTGAGAAGGTAGGTGACAACAACCGTATCCGCATCACCCGCGTCAGTACCAGTCGCAGATGCTAAGACGGCGATATTGGTCGCTCGTGGGATGTTGATCCAGTTGTAACTTCTCGCGGTCGTATAGAGAGAGGACAGCGTATCCTTCACCACTTGAACCGTTTTGTTGTACGGGAACTCGATCTGGTACGAAGTTTGACCCTGCACCATCGCCACGAGAACGACAAGTACAACGGCAATGTTAAGCAGGTACTTCATGTTTGTTCTCCTTGTGTTTGAACCGAATGTGAGCCGAGAGAGAGCCTTTCGACTTCCCCTCGAACTCGCAATGCGGACATTTGAAGTCATCCTCTTTCTGAGCCTCGACCGGCTGGGGAATGACCTCAGCCGGTTTTGGTTCAATCAGTTTGAACTCCGCAGACAACTGCTCCAAGAGTTTCTTCCCCAGTTCGTCGGGGACATCGCCATCGGGAGCGAACCGGTATTCTCTCTTCCCAGAGGGGTCGGTCTGCCACAAGATGATCTTCGCACCCCACTTGCTGTAAGAAGTATATTCCAGAAGCATGTTATCTCCTTCGTTGTTACCAGATGGATGAGACGTTCCCAATCGGAGACGGGCTGTACGAGTGTACAATCGCCGAAGACTGGTTCACAGCGGTCGTCGAAGAACTCATGTCGGGCAGCCAGTCGGCACGCATCGCGCCACGGATGAAGCCCGCACCGAATCCCGACAACTCTCCGTAATCGTCCTCTTTCCGGCGTCGCATGAACGTCTCCTTCGCAAACGCCTCTGTCATCGCGTTCGCTCCAATGAGAATGTTCATCCGGCAGTCCGTCGCGGCAACATTGCCCATCGTCGCAGCCGTGAATTCGGACGCGACCGCATAAGTCGTCACCGTGAGGTTGTTGTACAGCTTCTCCGAGGAAATACGGTTGTCTTCGAGAACATTGATGCCCGCATACACCCCCACCTTGCCGGTGAAGATGTCGTTCTCTTTGGAACGCGGAGCCGCACCCTGCTGGGCGTCCTGCCACAGCGTATCGGCGCGGAGGGTCTTCGTCCCGTACGGATGGACGATGAGGCCCAAGCCGTCCTTCGTCCCGGCGATGTTGTTGATCTTCTGGTACACCGCAATCCGCTCAAGCAGGTCGCAGTCCACAAGGTCGGTCGCATCGACTTCGGTGAGAGCGGTCTTGTTCTTCCCGTACAGGTTGTTCGGGTGAGAAACGCTCGTCACGTCGCCGGAGCGGATCAGGGCCGCGTCGTACTTGGCATAGAACGCATGGAAGAACGAGGTGTCGCGGAAGTGCGCCATCTTGTCGCCCAGTGCATCGGTCGCCAGTTTGAACAGGTCGTACGGGCTGCGCTGAAGGCTCATCTCGTTCTCGATGATGACGCCATCCCGATACAGCGTAACGGGGACGTTCATGTAGTAGAACGTGATGGATGCCTCATTATCAACCAATTCCTGACCCGTCACCTTGCCATAGTTCCAGTAGGCATAGGCGGTTTCGTCGGAAAGATTGACAGCCTTTCGCAGGCCGACAACGATCTTGTCGCCTGAAGCCTTCTTGAGGTCGGTCTTCTGGACGATGGGATAGTTGGTGACATCGGAAAGGAGAGAGCCTTCTCCGCCCTTGTCCTTGCCGATCATGCTCTTCCAGAACGACTTGTTCTGGATTTGTTCGTGGAGAACCTTGTCCCAAATTTTGGGAGTGAGGTTGGAAGCGGAAGCCGAGGCTCCGCCTGCGGGCGAGATTTTGAAGTCCAGCCCAGAGGAACTATACAGTGCCATAGATAAAACTCCTTACGCGAAGTGCGCGTTTGTGTTATGCTCAAGAACAGCCAAGACGTTCTCTTCTCCGAACTTCTTTGCCGCAGATTCATACCCCCACTTGGCAAGATGTTTCGCAACATCATTGGCCTTGAGGGTTTCCTTTGCGGGTGAGGCGGGCGGCGTCTTCTGTTCTTGTGCCTGTTGAAGTTTGGTTGTCATTTCCTTGCGGATTCTCTCGGTGAGCTGGGCCTCCCGCGAATCCCACATCTGGAGTTTCGCAAAGTCCGACAATCCGAGTGCTCTTGCCTTCTCTTGCGCGAACCGCATGACCTCATCGGGGTTCGTATCGGGGAAAGCTTGGCGTAATTCGGAAATCTGCCGTTCTTTGATGCGCTCCTGCTCCAAAGACATGAATCTCTGGTTGATGCGCGAGTCCAACTGACGCGAAAGATAATCCTCTTCCGCCTTGTTGTAGGCGTCCAACCCTTCGGGCGTGTAGAGGTCGAATTGCCGTGGGTCGGGACGACCCATCTGCTGGGCTTGATACGCCTCTCGCATCTTCGGGTTGGTGAGTATCTGGTCCGCAAGCAACATATTCTGCTTGTATTCGGGGTCGGCCTCGGCGCGGTCGATGATGTCCTTGTAGGCTTTCATCTTCTGCGAAAGCGGCGTGAACTCCGATTGCAAGCTCTTATACGACTTCACAAGACTCTCAACGCCCTTCACCACGTCTTCACCCTTGAACGGCGTGTCGTCGAGGAACGGCTTGAGTGAATCAAAGGATTGTCCGCCGTCTTGCTTCGCGGGTTCCTTGCTTTCCGTTGCTTCCGTGGGTGCAGGCTCCTGAGCCTCTTGCGCTTGACCTTCAACGGCTTCCTCAGTGGCTTCCGGTTCGGGTTGCTCTTCGCTTGACCCTTCCCATCCGAACATCTGATTTGTTGCCGCCTCAAGTTGCGCTTCGCTCAACTCAAGTTGCTGCTTGCCCTCTGGTTGCTGGTTTTCCATTAGACTTCCCTTTTGATGAGTTGTAGGACTTTCTCCTTGTTCCGACCATAACGGTGGAGTGCAGAAAGACAATCATCAGAACCTACCTTGAATACTCGGCATACTTCTGGTCTGGTTTCGTAGATAGTGCATTTCCCTTTCTCTAATCTTCGGCAGGGGATGGGGAACTCATATCGAGTCTCATCCCATTTCGCTACATGACATTCAAGCCATCTCCGTATCTCTGGATGGACTTCCCCAAAATCTAATGCCAACGTCTTACAGCATGCCCCGCCACATTCCTTGCAGGCTGGGTTCATAACTGCGGCCCTTGTGAGCCGTTGACGTTCAGGGCTATATCCATCGGCTGAGGCGTCTGCATGGAGGGCGTCCCGCCTTGAGGCTGGGCCTGTGCCATCCCCGCCATCGCCTGCATCTGCATCATCTGTTCAATGGAGGCAATGATTGTTTCCTTGTTCCGAATATCCATCGCTTCGATCAGGTGTCTGGGCGGAACCGGAATCCCCATCGACACAAGATTCAACAAGTCATAGTACTGAGCGCGTCTGGTCGTGGGATTCTGAGCCACATGGTCGATGAGAATGTCATACCGTCCAACGGTCACATCGTTCAGTCGTGCGTTCCCAATCTGGATGTTGATTCCGAGTATCTTCATCCCCGGAAGAACATCGAGCAACTGATTGGTCTGCATCGCCACCATCTCAGGGGGCAGGAACGGGTTCGTCATTGCGACCTGCGCCTCTAACTGCTGGCGCATATCAATCATCTGCGGAGGCAGGAACTTGTTCGAGTAGTCCCCCGCGATTCGGATTCTCTTCGGTTCGTTGTAGAACTGCTGAATCAACCCAACGACCATCTGGGCAAGCATCTTACGGGAGAAGACGTAGTTATCGAACAACTCGGAGATCATCGTCTCGCCGGGCTGTTGCAACTCTTGAATCGCCCTTCCAGACTTTGCGCCTTGCGGTATCTGTCCCAACGAAGCGTCATGGAGGCCGGAAATCTCCTTCATGTCGTTCGCAGACCGCTCTTCCATTCCCAAGAGGGCTGGAACTGCGGAGAGGTCGGTGCGAATCTGTTGCGTGACTTCGGAGGGTTGACCGTTGACCTCGATCAGTTGTCCCCACCCGCCGAGTCTCTTCTGCGCTTCGTCCATGTCATCAATGGCCCCCTTCTTCACGAAGGAGTTGCCCTTTGACGCAATCGCAAAGAGATACAAGGCTTCGCTTCGCCGCTTGTTGATTTCTTTCTGCGGGTCGATCAAGTCTTGTACCGTCCCCGTGATCATTCCATTGTCCGTATAGGCGAAGAACGGGATGAGATCGAGCCTGCCATGCTTGTACGGGGAGTCTTCCTCACGCAAAACCTTGTTGCCCAGCGTATAATATACCCTGACCTTCCGAATCTTCTTCTTCACCGGCTTGACCGGTCCCAAGTCTTCCGCTTCTGCTTGTATCAGTTCCCCGCCCTCGCCCTGAATGAACCTTGCATCGACCCACTCATACTGCTGGTGTCGGACGATGACGTACTTGTTCTGCTGACGGTCAAAGACATCATCCTCAGCGTCACCCAGATAGTCGTCGCCGGAAGCCATCTTCGGCTCTTCCGAGTCTGTCGGGATGGCTTCGATGTCATCCTCTGACTCTGGAAACATAGCAATCGCCTCTTCCTTCGTCATCGGGAGGACTTCACAGATGCCCTTCCTGTCGAGGAGGTCGTACTGCTGTCCCTTGCCCTTGAGATAGACATTGAAGGGGTCGATTCGTTTGATGCCAATTTCTCCCAACGCCTCTCGTTCGTCTGTCCACTCGACCTTCACCCAGCCTCTTCCGCAGATAATCATATCCCGGAAGGCTTTGGCGATGTGTACCGTCTCCGCGTCGTTGAAGTCGTACACATACTTTCTAAGGTCGGTTAAAATCTCTGCAACGATGGGGTCGGAGTCGTCGTCTCTGGGGATGACCTTCTCATCCATCTTGGTCATCCGCTGCGTGCCACAGATTCGATTGACGAACTTTCGGATATAGTTCAGGGAGAGCGTGGGGCGGTCCTTCATCAACTCCCGCCAGTCGGATTTCCACTGTCCGAGTTCGTCGTCGGTCCAGTTGTTGACCATATTGAAGCAGTCGTTCCAGACCTCGCGTTGTTTCTCTTCGGCCTGTTTTGCTTCGCGGAACTCTTTGAACAGGGTTTCAGCGTTCATATCGCCATCCATTCTTTCGTCTGGACTTTTCGTTCGCCGTAGTCAGGCATGAGCCAGTCTTTCCATGAGGGTCTGGGCTTTCGGACTTCGGGCATATCGTAGGTATAAACGACCATATATCTCAAGGCATCGACGGCGTGATCGTCCTTCTTCAACGGCTTCTCTGGAGCGTCCATCTTTGCGGAAGGTCTTAGGTCTTTCCATCGGTAGGTCTGGAGTTCCTGCCTCAAGTTCACACATTCCCTTGAAATCCTCAACTTCGGAAGACCCTTCTCGCCAAGTTTGAGACATTCCTGTACGTGATTGATTCCGGCTCTCACGTCGTTGTTCGCCCCGTCGAAATAAATCCCGTTATCCGCGAACTCGTCAATGACCGACTTTCCCGTGACGCCATTCCTGTTTTTACAGGAGGGGTCAATGAGGA